ATGCCCAGCGTGTATCTGGAGCCCATACTAAACCACTTTCAAACAATGGCGCAATAGAGTTCACTCTTGTAAATTTATCATTACCCCTGCTAGGTGTGTAATTCATAACGGGAATCCCCATATTCCGCAACTCTTGCGTTAATGGCATACCACTAGCTTTTGCTTCAATTAACACACATTCGGGATCCCAATACTTATACTCCTCCAATGCCATACGCCGCAAATCAGGGAAATCCCATCTACCACGTTTTGCATCACATAGAATAATGTTTGGTGGTCCACCTTCTTTAGGATAAAAAACTCCCCACGTTGTTATAGCACTATAATCCGCACTCTCTTTTTTAGAATACGCCGTATCATAACTCTGCATTATATACTCTAATGGCGGGATATCTTCCTTTTCCCACACATTCCACCAATCACGTTTAAGTATCGCCGCTACATCGCCCGTCGGGTTTTGTTGCCATTGGGCTTCCCACTTACCAACCGACAAACTACCCTTAACACTTAACAAATCTTCCTTTTTCCAATACTCAGGCCATAAAGGTTCATCACTCTCAGGCATCAATGCAGGGAATTCCACAACCTCCCACTTATCTGCTAATATATCTCTACCCTGTTGCTTTAATAATTTTCCCGTTAAATCATTCTCTGCCCAACGAGTCATAATTATCACAATCGCACCTCCGGGCTGTAAACGCTGACGCGGACCAGATGTATACCACTCATAAGCATGCTCTAATGCCGTAGGGCTTAAAGCATCTTGCTCACTGTGGGGGTCATCAATTATCAACAAATCCGCTCCACGACCCGTCACCGCGCCACCTACACCAGCCGCAAAATATTCTCCACCCTTACTCGTCTCCCATCTACCCGCCGCTTGGCTATCCGCTCGTAATTCTACACCCTCAAAAACCTTAGTATATTCTCCACTATTCATCAAATTACGCACCTTCCGGCCAAACCTAAAAGCAAGCTCTGCCGTATGCGTTGTCTGCATTATCTTTAATTTAGGGTTCTTACCCATCAACCAACTAGGCAATAAATAACTGCCAAACTCACTTTTAGTATGGCGGGGCGGCATATTAACAATTAACCGCTTTAACTCTCCACTAGCTATGCGGTTAAACTTCTCAGCCATTATTTTATGGTGGCGTCCATTAATAAACTCAGGCCAAACCGTTTTACAATACTCCATAAAATCATTCTTCGCCGCCTCCGCTTGGGTAATCTCTTTAGCGCGGTCTAATAAATGGGCATACTTTTTTAACTGCTCATCAGGTACTAGCTGAAAGTCCATGGGCAATGGTTCCTCATTAATGCGAATATATTTAAAATATATCGAAAATTTTTCTAGGGCAATGAACCTATGACAATTCTACAGAAACAGGGGTATGTCGTCTCGGCTTTTAGTCGAGTAAAAGTCAATACCATAAAAACTTTCTACGGACCACATGATTTGTCCAAAACTTGGTTTTACCCACTACCATGGGTAAAGGGGTCGTCTCGCGGGGGGTCATCAAAAAAGCCCCGCACTGTGGCGGGGCTTGGTGGCGGGGGACCCGTAGCCCCCCTAGGTTGCGTTGCTACTTGGCTTGCGGCTGTACCACTAGCTTAACATAGCCTGTACCCCATGTAGCACTGCTAGGGCTGTAGCCACCGTTTAGCATTGCATGCAAACAGTTAGGCCGTTTTGCACTGTGGCCTAACTTGCTAGCCGCACTAAGTATAGCGGCTAGGCTAGTGTTACCATTAACACCAGTTAGCAACCATGTTTGTATTTGGTGGCGAACGCCGCCTACCTTACCGTTAAAACCAAACGGCACTGGTTGCGCTTGGTCAAGTTGCACATTAGGCAATGGCACTACTTGCACGTTATGCAAGTTGCCGCCACCCTGCTCGTTTATAAACGCCCACAACTGCGGGTAGGTGACCTCAGTACCTGTATGCTGTAAGGTAGGTACAGCTACAGTAGCTACTGCGGTTGACGAAGCGGCATTTTTGGTTGCCTTACCTTTATTAGTGTTTTGCATTTTGTAAACCCTTTCTACGGTTTATGCGTTGCCCCTTGTGGGGTATACCTAGTTTATGCCACAGCTAAATGTCAATAACAAGCGTTATTTTTATTTATTTTTATTTAGCCCCATTAAGCCTATTAAGCCTAGTAATACTATAGCTATTACAAATAGCCACATACCCATGCCTCCTTTTATGCGGTTGCTATAATTATTGCCTAACACCAGCAACACCAGCTGGACCAGTCTTGTTTAATCCGCTGTTCTCCCAGGATCGTCTATTATCGTCAACCGAGACCGAGGATGATTGACGACGACGATTGAGTATGATAGATGATGAATGATACATAGGTATGAGTACATACCTATGGGGATCGTCCTCAGGAATGGGAATCATCATCCCTCGTCCTCAGGGATGGGATGGGAGAAAAACGGGACGCCCTCCTGACGTCCCGTCTATGTGAGTTAACCTTGGACGACGAGCTTGACGTATGGTGTCATCCAGTATTTGCTAGAGGGTGAATAACCACCGTGCATCAAAGCATGCAAGCACGTCGGCTTTTTGCGTGAGTGACCAAGAGGCGCGGCCTTGTTGAGCGCGGCCTTTAACGATGTGTCGCCATCAACGCCTTTGAGCATCCAGTCTTGTATGGTTTGCCTGACGCCTCCCGCCTTGCCACCATAGCCGAACGGGACAGGAGTGGTGCTGTCGGTATCCACATTTGCAAGAGGCACAATTTTGACGTTCGCCTCATTGCCACCAGCATGCTCTTGGATAAACGCCCATATTTCGGGATAGGTGATCTCTTTGTCAGTGACAATGAGCTCAGCAGATTTAACGACGGCTTTTGCCTTAGGAGAAGATTTTACAGTTTTAGTTGTCATGATATGTCCTTTCTACGACATAGTCCATAAGCTGCATTGCTTATGATGTAAGAGTAGCACGGCCGAGTTTTATTGACAAGTCTTTAATTATCAATTAACCTCATTAATTGTCGGTGTCATCATCTTTCATCATCAAAAGATCGTACCTCGCGAATCGTCTTTTATCTTCTACTGACAATGAATGACGAAGAATGATGACGAGGGTATCTAAATAGAAGATGAAAGATGACGAAACTAGAGGTCTCTCTCCTTTATGAAGGGACGAGATGATGATAGAATATGATTGATGGCTCCCGTCCAATCGTAAGGAACTCCCGAACTCCAGTCCGGAATCATGGGTCCTTTATCCTCCGTTTGTCCAGCAATCTCCATCGCCCTCGAACCGTGAAATATATTTATAGTTCGGCACGAAGGATGACTAACCAAGTTCCAGACGTTTCCAGAATATCCGCTATATCTTATCTGCCACGCAATTTGGTGGGGACGAAGCGTAATCTTCTTTAGTGAGTTTAACCTGTGGACTTTCAATTCAAGCCAAAAAGCATGACCATCAAGTATACCGTGCAAGTCAGGCACTCCAGGACTAGACCAAGACTCTAGGCGTGTCCAAAACACACCTAGGTCTTTAGTCCCCTCACGGAGATTTTTCCACAGCGTGGACTCAGGCTTAGTCGCCACTACACAAGCTCCGTCGTAGTTGGCGTGATAAGCACGACTTGTTGCTTGGCAAACTTGACAACTGGCCTACCATCCTGCTCACTTGCCCACTCGTTATGAGCATTGATGCGATTTGCCAACTCGGCACGTTGCCTTAACTCATCTGTCCACGATACCATGTGTACCTCAGGCTCAGGTGTAAATGGTGTGCCATCAACCATAGTGGTGTCCGTAAACCACAAAGTCGTTAACAACATGAGGCGGCTAGGGTCTTCGTTAGTAACCACCATATCACCATCTTCATTCATATCTACAAACTGTATCATTAGTCAGCTCCTTTCTGCGAGCGTTGTTGTAATTATAAAGTAGCAGTGCAGACAATAGAAGACACCTCTTTTGTTATCTTGTTTTACTGACAAAGCCGACTATTTTATAACCATCAACCCAATGGCTCCATCCTTCTGTCCAATCGGTCTCATCGTAGTTTGTCCAGTCTTCCGACCTGTCTCGATTAATTTCTTTCAGTACACGACGTAAACCCCAGACGAACTTTTTGCCCGTCTGGGTGTCCTGCACTATGTAATCAAGCTGACTCATCTAACCGATACAACTGCGCTTGGTGAGCACACTGCGGACAAGGTGTTTTGTCTTCCTCATCTATATGCTTTGCATAATTGTTACCGAGCATCGGCATCCCACAGAGAGTACCCTCATGGGATCCAGGAATAGACCAGTGTTGCTGACCTAGCTTTTTTGTCCACTCATACAACATCGTGTGCCTCCATCATTTGTATGGCATCAACGCGGTTATCGTAATCGCGCTTGGCCTCATCATAACTAGGGTGGATTTTTACATTACCCTGACTTCCGGGATCCTGACGCCACACGAGCCATGCTTCATTGACGCGGGAAAAGTCCAATATGGTTTGAGATTTACCATCATTGAACTCGTGGGTTTCAGCTTTAGGTTTTATCATAGCGGCTCCTTTCTGTGAGTATTGCTATAATTATAAAGTAGCAGGGCTGACAGCAAACGATAAGTCTTTTGTTTTCGTTTGCTGTCGGGTTTATTTAATACTGTTTGAGCCACTGCTTGAGTGTAAATAAGTGCGGCTCCTCAGCAACTATTGTTGAGTGTTCACAAGTGACACAACCGTCTAACGCATTAGTGTTAGTAATAGTGACGTGCGTCTCATGCTCAAAACCAACTATGCTTATTGCCCTCAAATCATCAAGGCAACACAATACTTTGTCATCACCTACCTCAAGGTGTGTCGGCTGTATTGCGTGGTAGTCAACCCAACCGTCTAATACGGCGTCGCTAGTTTGTTTAAAGTAGTTCATGTCATCGCTCCTTTCTAGAGTGGTTTGACATATAGAGGTAGCTCATTTACTACCATACTTATTATGGCATATTTGAGTTTTTATGATAACTCTTTACTTATCACCCTCATCATGCTCTATCATCATATTTCCCTCAGCAACTACCGCGAGAGCTGGGAACTCTTCTTGAATTCGTTTGATTTCACGCATTACTTCATCGCGACTCATTTGGTCAATTTTACCATGCAGGATTTCTTTACGATCAATATAGATCCCTGCGGCTTGGCCTCGTGATTTTTCGGCAGCGACGGCGGCGGCAAAATTTCCTCCAGTCATCGCGGCATCGCGGATCTCAGCAAGTTTTTTGACGTGACCTTCAAAACTGACCTCGTATTTTTTAGACAACTCTTGTTTTAACTCACGGATTCTTGCAACCACATGGGGGTATCGCACACCGTTGAGTAATTGTGAGGCAATAGCATGGGCTGACTTCACACTAAACCCAGCACGGACAGCGGCCTCTGTTTGTGAAATATCCTCGCAAACATATAATCGTGCAAATTCTTCTTGCTTGGGCGTGATCTGTTTTTCTTTTCTAGGATTTGCGACGACTTCAATCGTGGGTTTGTGAGTAGCTTTGGCTAGAGCCATTTTGCATGTTCTCCTCTTCTAACATGGGACACTTTGTATAATAGGACCAAAAACGAAAAACATAAAATTAAATTTTCCTTCTAATCAAAACCGCGCGGACAGAGAAAGTTACTGTCTATTGAACAAGATATTGGATCAATCTTCGTAATTCATGTGCTAACTCATTGAAGATATGTGTATAGTCAGATATTGTATATTATCCAACCTTAAAAAACAGATTTTACTGCATCCGTCTTTTGGTCCTATATAGCAAAGTGGCTCAGAAACCATGTTTATTGGTCAAAATTTACCCCCTACTTACCCCCTACCCATGTGCTTTGAGGGCATCGAGCGGCGTCTGAGCGGCCTCTTTTTTAGGTCATGAATAGTGTTTAGTGGTAAAAAGACCCCCAACCAGTATTGATTGGGGGTTTAGTCTAAGGGAGGAATATGTCATTAACTGACGTTTAAAACTCTAGCATAAGTGTTACTTTATCCCAAAGCCCTATTTTTACGCCGCATCCTCTCGTTCCCTCCTGCGTAAAATTTCACGAGCTTTAGCAACACCTTGGACGGCAATATGATATCGATAAGGTTTACCCTCACCAAGACGTTGCACATCACCACGCTTATACAGATTATATAAAGCATGACTTGGGTCTTCTATATCTGTATCTACGAAATCACTCGCAGTCAGTGTTGCATTTGTACTGAACAACCTCAACAAAATCTCACATGTCGCACCCGAGGTAAATAATTTCTTGTTACCTTTACGTCGCTGCACAGCTTTTATTGAAGGAATCGGCTGGTGTGCGGGGATAAGTGCAGATGGCGATACATTAGGGCTGGTTGGATTTACCATACCGTTTTTAATCATCCATCGTATCTGCAACCCAATACTACGACACTCAGCCTCTGCCACAGCTTTAAGTAGATTGTAGGTATCAAGGTCAAGTGATACCGATTTATACTGCTCTGGATCTGCCATGTTTTTTGGTCCTTTCTTCCATTAAAGCTATTTCTCTAGCTTTGTTAGCAATCATGCTTTCCAGTATTACCCTTGCTTCAGGACTGCGGAAACAGACGGTAGCAAGGGAGTAGGCGAGAAGACCGTAAGCACGGTCATCTCCAAAAGGTTTAGGGGGGACATTACCGAGAATTTGTTCAAGTTCCCATTCTCTTGCGGCAATTTTTAGTAGATGTGAAACAGCCCCCCTCACATCACTGTAAGTAGCCACGACTAATTTGCCTCAGCTGTAATTTCAGCATTAAAAGTAACACGCTCTTGGATAGCATTAGTTACTTCATCAGCAAGGTCACTTTGCCGTACCCACTCATCAGGGTCGTAATCATTACTGCTAATACTTTCTTCACGAACACTTTCAACTTCATTTTCAAGGTCGATAATGCGGCAGTATAGATCATCAACTGTTTTACCAGCGGCTCGCATGTTTTCTTGCCCTGAATACATAGGCTCAAATTGTTCTAGCTCACGCACAGACATACCTTTTACAGGAGCCCCTACTTCATCAAACAGTTGTTCAAACCGTGAAACACGGTCTTGCAAACCATAAAGCAGAGTCATGATATGTTGCATATCAGCACCAAGGTTTTCAAACCTAGAACGCACATCACTCATACGCTGAGCTTGTGCTTTTATCTGTTCATGTTGAACATGCTTAGTAGGGTCAAACTCATCACGGGCGGCAATATCAGTACATACTGCATTATCTACCTCGCTATCACTAGGCAACCCAGAACTAGCACAAACACCATCAACCATATTATCATCGGGAACTACTTTCTCGTTCATAACCTACTCCTTTCTTGAGTGGTCAGTTGTTATATGACAAGAGACCTCCCCTTGCCATTAAGTATAATATGCCATAACTGACTTATAATGATAAGTCTTTTGTTGTCATCAAAATTTTTCATCTGGCTTCCAATATAGATTACCTATCTCATCTACAATACAATGTTTTTCGTAATCTATTTCTATTTCGCCACAACCTCCACAAGTTTCGCAATCATCCATATACCCTTGTAGATAACCACCGTTTTGATAATCTATAACAGCACGTTCATATTCAACGCGACCATCACCCGCACATTCAGGGCAAAGGCGGTGAGTTACATCATCCCCAACAGGAAACAGTTGTGTATAATCAATAGCCATTAATTCCTCACAAAAGAGCTAGAACGCTGATTACTGTCATAATCACGGTTAAGAGGTCTAATTCCATAATTCTGCGTCTCCTTTCTAGAGAGCGTTACATAATCTTTATACCAACAAGAGGTACAAAGCAGAGAAGATTTTGTTTCTACCTCTGCTTTGCGCTCACATTTATTGCACTTTAAGTCTGCCATCTATGTCAAAAAACGGTTTAAATGCTTCATTAACCGCCCTCAATGGTTGCGTTTCAATTATATAGCAATCAATATCTATACAATCTACTCCAAGGCTAGCCATACTGCGTCTAAACTTTTCTTCAGTAATGTTAGCCTCGCAGTAATCATCTTGCAACTTTTCAAGCTCGTTCATCCAAAGCTCTTTTACTTTACCCATCGTACTCCTCCCATCCATTTGGTCCATGTATACTCACATCAGTACCTAACTCTTTTTGCAGAGCTTTGGCAAAAACGATTGCGTACTTTAACCGATGAAACTCACCATAGATAAAACCATCTTCTTGCACCTTATAGGGTACAACGGTTTGAAGATTCAATCTTGGATCTACCCACTCAACCATATTTTAATCCCCTAGTCCATACAAAATATTGTGGATCATAACTGGCTTACTCTTATCTAATTTGAGTTTACCTTTAACCCAGTCATAATAACCGTGGATAGTGGGCATCTTGCGACGCCCACCTTTTAAGATTACAATTTCTTTAACATCATCAACATTATCAACTAAACCAGTATAATGTAGATAAGTTTCTAACAATCCTATTCTAGGATACATAGGTGTGAGGGAATGCCCCTCACGCGAGTTATAATAAACTTGTGCTGAGTACATATCGTACCTCCTACTGGAGCCAAAGGTTATAGTCGTTTTCGTATAAGAAATCTTCAAAGCTAAGACCACAAGTAGTCAACTTAAAGATTTCCCATTCACGGCAAAAATCCTGTGCGGTCTCACCTTGCAAAAAGAAAGACCACCCAGACTCATGCTGTTTAACGGTGATACAACGCTCACCGTTAAACTGCTTATCTTCCATGGAGTAACCACCGATAACCATTTTAGTACTCACTCGGTAATAGCAACGTAGTACCTTGGTAATCTACCGTCAATATGAAATTGAAAGTAGAGTTAGTGGGCAGGTCAGTATACTCAATAGTGCGAGTATGCAGTATTACAGGACCATCACCCTTATCACCATCGCTACCTATAATAACAGCACCATTATCGCTATCAACAGTTACTTGGATAAAGATAATATAATCTTCGTCACTGAGTTTAGGAACAAACTCAGTAGCCACAATATCCATAAACCAGTAGGCTCCAGCTTCTTCGGCAAAGTATTTAACTCCCTCCGTAAGTAACAGGTCGGGGGTCATTGGTAGGCTATGGACATACTTATCAGTAGTACCAGTAAACCCAGATAAATCAATAGTTTGCATATCATGCTCCTTTCTACGAGCGTTGTTTAACTACATTTATTAATATAGGTGTGGACTTATTGATAGACCATACCTATAATATCTTGTTTATTCTTCCATATTAGAAGTCCATTTAGCTCCCACGAGGTATCCACACTCTTTGCATCCTATCTGTCCTCCCATACCTGAGATTAGATGAAATGACCCCGATCCACAGAGCGAGCAAAGCAAAATCTCTACTTCATGTTCTGTCACGATAAAATTTTTCTCCTCTATGATGGGGTCTGATTGTTTTTCTCGTCGGATGAACGGGATAACATTATCTCCTCCATGAAGGGGGGAACTGGCCTTTTGTGCCATACACCTAACCTCGCTTTCTCTCCTATGTAATAATTCTGGTATGCCATGAGGGTATCAGAATGTTTATATTCATCGGGCATTGCTTGAGCGGGTTTTGTAAACCCCCTCGCTTGTAATTCTACAGGAGGACAACGAAGCATTGCAAGAATTCTTTCACAAGCATGGGTTTTTTCATAGCGATAAGTATACTCTTTACATAATGCGATACCTAACCGCCAAAGCCAACGGTAATTCTCAATCGTTTGCCCTGCCCACAAAGTACAGGGGTGTTTTTGATGAACAGGTAAAAATGGTCCATCATTACTGTACCTGTGGTGGACAGTGCTGAGCATTTGGGTAGTCTCAAGTGGCATCTTAACAACGTGTTTGTTGCAATGCCATTGAGCACAAATAGTGTGATCCCAATCAACTATAAAAATATTCATAAGCACTCCCTTTCTGCAGAATACCCTAATATACAATAGCTAATTGTAGAAGACTGTTCTTACTTACTCAATGATAAGTTTGGTTTTTACATCAGTTAAATAAGAAAGTGTTTCTTGAGAATAACTCCCTAAAACATACTTCATAGCTTCATATCTATCTGAAGTTTCTACAATAAAAGTGTCTTTAAACTCTACTGGGTTAAATAAAGATACACTTACTTCACAACATACTGCTTCTTCCATCATACACTCCATTAGGTTAAGGTGTTACATACATATAACGCCTTAAACACTGCAAAACTTATGCCCTAAGATAAAATAGGTACAAACTAAGAGCAAATTAGACATAATAGTTTTTTCCTCTAGTAATCCATGCTTCGATTTCTTCATCTGTCATATTATCAAAATCTGGTTCAATTTGATGAAGAGACATCGGTTTACGTTTCCTTACCTTTTTTCTGCGTTTCTTTTCAGGTTTAGGCACGGCTACTGGTTTTGATTGTTCAGGCATAATGATTTCTATTGTTTTGTATCGGGTTTTGCATTTAGTGCATTCCCTTCTACGCATCATAGTTTCTCCAAATGCCGAAGGATGAGTTCTGCTTTCATAAACTTTGCTTTTTGCACCACATTTAATACAATTCATCAACTTACCCCTAAATTGTAATGAGCTAACACTGCCTTTACTGGCTCAAAATCTGGCTCAGAAGAGAATTTTTGATGTAGGTAACTTATACCAGAGTGCATAATCAATTTCATTTGGTCGCTACCTTGAGAATGACGGTGTGTGTATAAAACGAGCTCTAACATATCAGCCATTTTCAATCGTATTTTTTCTTCTGGGCTGAGTACAAATATTAACCCAAGGTCATCAAACACTTTTTTCTCAGCTTTTTCAAAGGCTTGTTGTACTTCAGGATAATTCCACTTAGCCGTAGCAGGAATATCACCTAAAATTATTTCTGGCACATCATGATACAGTGCCGCCATAATTAATTGTTTAGTGCTGTCAGGCCATAATTGGTCTATTAAAACACTTACTGCGTATGAATGCGCTCCCACGGTTTGCCTTTCCGATTGCATTGCAACCGTATGATATCTTAATAAAAATTGTGCATCCCAAGCTGTTGTCAGGGTTTTTATATTTAACGAATTACTCATGGTTTCTTCTTTCTATATCTTCTTCTTCGCATACATCTCCATATTGTATTTCTATCACATGGCAAGGCTCTGCATTAATGTTTTCAGCGCGATGCCATGTTTGTCGAGGAATGACTATTGTTTGATGTGGGTATAATACTTGTTTAGTTTTAGCTTTATCTGTTTCCATGTGCATAATTAACTCACCAGACAGTATGTACCAATGTTCACTTCTAGAAAAATGTTTTTGATCAGATAAAGATTTTCCTGGAAAAACCACTAACTCCTTAACTTTTTGAGTAGGTTTTTGTTCTAAAACTTTGTAATACCCCCATTGACGAGTTGTTTTGGCCTTTGACCAATTATCTAATAAATCACTGGAAGAGTTTTTCTTATTAGAACCACCTACGTCGTTGTTGAATGTTAGATATTGTGTGTATGAATCAGACATTTCTGTGAGAAGTTCATGCTCAGGGGTGTTTTGTTTATCTCTATCACCACCATTCATAAAACAAATGAAATCTTTAGGATTACAAGCTAGTACATCTTTTATTAAGCTCTTCGCGGTATCGTCTTTATCGTCAAAAGGGACAACAAAAAACTCGCAAGGTAAGTGTAAGTGTTCTAAAAGGTTTATTCTTTCTTCTAAGGGCATAAAAGCCTTACCTTTTTTCTTTATGAGCCACTCATCACTATTCACACCTATGTAAAGTCTATGACATTGTTTTGCCGCAGATAAAATATAATCCAAATGCCCTGAGTGCAGGGGGTCAAAACCTCCTGATATAATCCCTATATCATGAAAGTTTGGTGTTGTGCCGCATTTCTGTGCCGCCATCTTTTACTCCTCTAAGCCAAGGCTTTTCTGTGAAAGTTTGTTTTGCTTCGCCCCAATTAGGACCGAACTCTGCATCTACAATTGAAGGAACTTCTAGGTTCACGCAATGTTCCATGATTTCTGCTATACGTTTAGACTGCGCTTCACTTTCAACAGAAATATCTAGCTCATCGTGAACTTGAATCATGGGTAGTATGCCTTCATCAGCTAGAGCAACCATCGCGGCTTTAGTTTGGTCGGCCGCGCTACCCTGTATGAGTTTATTAAGAGCTTTGTATGTAAATGCTCGTTTAATTCCAGGACCATGCTCAGCGTAGGCTTCTTGGTAGGTCATTGGTTTCCAACTACCATACTTATTTGGCTCCCATTTATCGAATCTACACCTACGCCCCAGCAATGTGCGGATAACCCCACGATTACTCGCTCTGTTCGTGCTGTATTCACTTAATTCGCGGACAAAAGGCACTTTATCGTGGTAAGTAGCAAATAAATCTTGTGCATCTTCAAATTCAAGGCCAAGGCTCGCCGCTAACTTTTTACTTCCCATCCCATAAAACAAACCAAGGTTGATATCTTTAGCCTGTTTGCGTGGCACACCCACAATATCAGCCGCCATTTGGTGGAAATCAGTGCGGGGGTCTGCGTTGTATTGTTCAGCAAAGTCTGAAGCCCCTCTGAAGCCCATGAGTTTAGCATAATGCACAACAATGCGCGGTTCTTGGCTAGAGTAGTCGAACGCGCCCCATAAGCAGTCTTGTTCTGGTATAAACAAGCTACGGATCATTGGACCTATTTCGCCATGCCGTGCAGGGATTTGCTGGAGGTTAGGGTTACTATAACTAAATCTGCCTGTTACTGTCCCACCATCATCACTTCTTAGCGGGTGTAGCTCGGCATGGATACGCCCATTTACCTGATGCTTTAATATTGTATCCACAAAAGTAGACCGCGCCTTTTGGTATTCTCTAGCTTGCACTATCATTTGTGCTACTTCATGTGGGTGGTGAGTTAGAAACCCTTTTGTAAAACTCGGCGCACCTGTTTTTTCAGTTTTATTATAAGGCAAGTCTAAAGCATCAAAGGCTTTAGCAACGCTTTCAGCCGCCCATATTTCTACTTCAACGCCTGTCTGCCTTTTTATATTATCCAATAACCGTTTTTCGCGTAAGAGCAGATCTTTCTTTATAGTTTCACACCGAGTTACATCTACACAAACACCACGTTCCCTCATAGGGATAATTGTTTTAAGAACATTAAGTTCTAACTCAAACACATCTTCAATATCTTCTTTAATAATTAAACTTTTAAAATGATTCCATAATCTTAAGGTAAGCGCGGCATCTTGTTCAGCATACTTACCTACATGATGTGCAGGGAGTTTATACATTTCACTCTTAGCATTAATCCCAAAAGCCGCCGCCGCTTCTCTTAGCTCAACTTCGCTTTTACGCTCTTGTAAGTAATCCCTACCAATAGCATTTAATGCGTAACTAAATCTGTTTTCATCGAGCAGAGGTGCCACGACCATTGTGTCAACGATTCTGCCGTAAACCCGCACACCCTCTGCGAGCATCCAGCCAACATCGTAAGGAGCATTATGGAAAACATAATCCCTATCAATTTTGCATACATCTTGTAACCACCCTAATGTTCGTTTTGCATCAAAGTTAGGACCAATCTCGTGTCTGATGGGAAAGTACCATTGGTCTCCTTCCACAGCTACAGCCACACCAATTATGTGACCATCTTTTCTAGCCCAGCCA